GGCGCCTACTATCCGCCGGGCACTTTAAACATGCCTGCTACCGGAGAATTGCCAGTGTATCCCATGACTGCCATTGACGAAATCACTTATAGGACACCGGATGCCTTGTTCAATGGGCAGGCCACAGTAAATGTTCTGCAGAGCTGTGTGCCCGATATCAAGGATGCCTGGGCTATTCCTTCTTGCGATGTGGATACCCTGTTGGTGGCTATTCGTGTTGCTACTTATGGACATGAAATGGAGTTCGGAACCACTTGCCCAGCCTGTAAAAAGGGTGCCGAACATGGATTAGACTTAAGAAATGTGCTGGACAGTATTGGACATTCTGACTACTCAAAAACTATACAGTCAGGTGACATGGAAATCTATTTCAAACCCATGACCTACAAAAACATGAACGACAACAATCAGTTGCAGTTTGAAAATCAACGCTTGTTGCAGATCTTGCCCGAAAGTGAAGCGCCTGACACCGACAAACTGACAGCCTTGAGCGATGCCTTAAGAAAAATTACAGAAATTACCGTAGATGCTTTGAGTCAAAGCATTGCCACAATCAAAACACCGCAAGCCTTGGTCAGTGAACCCGAGTATATCAAAGAGTTGTTGACCAACTGTGATCGAAAATTGTTCAACCAAATACGTGATTTTATTATTGATCTTAAAACACGGTCCGAGATGCAACCTATCAAGCTGACCTGCCCTGATTGTGAACACACTTACGAACAAACCCTTACGTTAGACATGTCTAGTTTTTTCGGGTCCGCCTCCTAGTCCTGGATTCTGACCAAATTTCCGAACTAGTCGATAACATGGACAAAGAAACACAGTCCATTCGACGGGAGGCGTTACAAATGAGTTGGTATATGCGTGGTGGGTTAACATATGACCAGGCTCTGCAACTCAGTGTCGGCGAACGAACATTGATCAGTGAATTGATCAAAGAAAATTTAGAAACAACCAAAAAATCAGGATTACCATTTTTTTAATGTTAGATTTAGAAACTGTAAAACAAGATATAGAACGTTGGATTCAGGACTTTGTAGAAGTTAAAAATCCTGCGCTGGGTGGCTGGCCTCCTTGCCCTTATGCTCGCAAGGCCAGACTAGAACAGGACTACGAAGTTAGGATTGGGCGAGACCTTGGTGCCGATTTGTCAGAGCTCGGGCGCACCGGAATATCCAAAAGTGTAGTTGTTTTGGCGTATGAAGGTCATCATTATACTGCCAAACAATTCAATCAAACTGTCAATGATCTTAATGAACAACACTTGATAAAACACGATCTGCTAGCGCTAGCAGATCACCCCGACGACGTGGAATCAGTCAACGGCATTATAATGAATCAAGGTCGGTATGCCTTGGCCTTGGTGCAAAGCCTAAGTGATTTGAATGCCAAGGCAAAGATTATGGCTTCAAAAGGTTTTTACGATTCATGGCCCGAAGAATATCTACAGATGTTATTTCAACACAGAGAGGACCCACGCAAGTGACTTACCAATTTGCCAGAATACGATTGACGGAAACTACTTATCAACCCACAGTAGCGTGGGAATACCTGCGTGAGCCCAACGTCGCACAACTCAAAGATATCTATAGAACCTACTGCATCTACAAACACTTTGCCAGTGTAATGCCTTTGTTTGACAGTCAGTTTACCGACCTCAGCACAGATGTCATAGGCTACAGAGAAGAAGGAGAATTGGTAGCGTTTAGTTTAATGAAACGTTACGACACGGAAAACGTTCTAGCCAGTCAGTTTGCATGGACTTATCACAATCCACGAACCCGACTGGGCATAGAAAGTTTGAAAACCGAGTGTGCCATTTATAGAGAACGAGGTTTCAAGTTCTTATACTTAGATCAAGCACACTTATACAAACAAGGCTTAGAGGGCTTTGAAATTTTAGGGACACTACAATAATGGCAGACTTATACACAATTTGGGCAAACAAAGAAGGCGACATTTCGGATCTGGAATGGACCAACGGCATGCGCAGTTTCTTTGATCATTTAGTAAGCGAAGGCAAAATGGAATCATACAGAATTACTCGTTGTAAAATGGGTTTTCGTAGTATTGCCGACATGCCAGAATGGATGATACTCATGGAGTTCCGAGACATGGCGCAGATGGATTCGGCGTTCCGTCGTGTTGCTCCATTGGAGGGAGAACTCGAAGTGAAACACAAAAGTTTTAATCAGTTTGTTGCTGGAGACATACAGCATGCCTTGTTTCGTGATTGGCCTGACCAATTCTGAGTGTCACTGAAAGATTAGCTACGCTAATCTATGTCTTTCGCTGTGCTCAGACATGATTGTTTTTCTTTAGCATTATCCAGATATTATGGTCACAATTCACCGTATGCACGGTGAATGTGACTTCTACATTATCCGAGTAGCACAGTCACTTTATCATAATGAGATTGTTGTTTCCAACGCGGAGGCGGTTGACCGGTACCCCCTACTCAAGCTTCACATATCAACGGAACCCTAGTGACCCAATGATAAATCCAAGTCCTATAAGCATGAGTTGTGTCTTTTTCACAGAGCTCAAACCATTTGTTGCCTTAAGTTAGCAATTGCCTTTGACGCCCAAAGTTTTCCAGACCGGGTATCACACCGTTCTTCGATGGGGATCGAGCTGCCTCGATCAAACTGTGTCGGTAAAGTTGCCTATCTAAGTTTTAAATTTTATTTTTGATGTGACTACCATGTATGCGGCAAACTATCTGCCCATTATAGTAGTCATCTGATTCCAAGACTCGATGATTAAATTGTTCTCTAGCTTCTACGTAACTGCATTCAGCCTTTGATCTGCAATAAAATAATATTTCTCTTGTGAAGTTGTCTGAGCCTAGCTCTTGAATGTCTCGATTGAGTTGATCGTTGCTGCCATAGTATAGTTGCCAGTCTGAGTCTATTTTGGTTCTGATTCGTTTTTTCTTTTTGTTGCCGTTCTTGAGTTTTACTACTTTGTATGAGGTCTTACTGAATTTTGCTAATTTTTTTCCAATATATTTCCGGCCGGTTAAGTTATTTGTGATCAAATAAACAAAACCAACACAGTCTTCGGGTAGTTCTGAGATTTCGGAGTTTTCGTACAACCATACCATGGACTTATAGTTATCACACTACCACTCAGAAGCATATTTTTCATCTACTTTTTCAGTTAAACATTTAGTTTTACATTCCTGCCAGCGAAATGTTTTTAATTCTGATTCCCAAAATGGATCATCTAGCACTTCTTCTAATGTTCTTGTTTGTAAATTAAATTGTTCAGATAGTTGTTGCCATTCGCTATTATGACTGTAGCGATTGGCTACCCAACAGCAAGGAAACAATCGACCTCTAGCATTAATATACAGGCCCTTATTGCCAATTTCACACAACGGGCGAATACCATTTACATCGCTAACTGAACGAAACAGTTTTATATTTGTTGAGTTTGGAGCAGTATTAATTCCGCGCTGACTTATTGTTGTTATTTCTCTTTCAAATCTATGACTTGAACTAATATACTTTATACTAGGTTCTAAAGGATCGTCCTTGGGATAGCTAGGATAAAACGATCCAAACTTAGTTGATTTAGTTAATTGAAAAGCATCCATGCCCAGCTTTGCGGCCAAGGACTGCATGTAGTCTATATGGTCCTCGTTGAACTTAAACGCAATAGCCGCCCAGATCAATCGGCATTTGCTTGTAACTCTTAGTGTTTCAACGCCCAAGATGGCCGACGTAAAGTCACTGTTAACTCTATACAAATTATTACTAGCGTTATCATATCCGTCAATGCTAAAATGCACAGTATCACGGTCGGTCAAAACACTGCCTAGTTCTTGCCACCACTCCAGTTTTTTGTGCGAGCCATTTGTGATTATAACTATCTCTACAGGTTTAACTGTTTTAATATAACGGATAACTGGAACAAGATCGTGCGCATAGATAGGATCACCGTCATCACCACAGAACGTAATTTTCTCTACGTTATCTTGTATAAATTCTGGTGTAAAGTTGCGCTGAAAAAACTCTAAATCTAATTCAGTGTTGATCAAAGTATCAGGAACTTCAGAACGAGCACACCTGGGACAACGCAAGGTGCA